TGTTCTACCACCCAGTGTCGGTCTAACTCAAATGCTGTCTTGAACACATCCTTCTCCCAAGTGTTCAGATATTCCAATTGTTGAACACTTCCCTCGTGATGGATGATGTTAGTCCACTGGTCTTCTAACCACGCTTCCTCTTCACCCAGCCTAAGTCTATGTTCTTCAAGTACCTCTGATAGATGTTGGTTCTTAACCAAGTGTGCCCCAACCCTAGTCCTATGAGTATAAGCGTTAGACTTAATTGGCTCAATACTAGCACTAGTACCACAAATAATACTGGAGTTAGCATTAGGAGCAATAGCAAGTAAGTGGCTATTTCTTCTACCTGTTCCTTTACCATCTAGGTATTCCCCTCTTGTATCAGCTAAGGCTTTAGTAGTCTCAACTGCTTGTTCTTTAATTAACTTAAACATCTTAAGGTTCTGTCCTGTTGCCAGTGCAGATTCCCAAGGGATGTTCTTAGATTGTAGGTAACTGTGGAAACCCATCGCCCCTAAGCCTAAGCTACGCTCCATATAAGCAGAGTTAATAGCCTTACGCATCTCACTAACAGGTGCATCCTTAATGAAGCAAGTAAGTACATTATCTAGCATCACAATCAAGTCACCTACTAACGAGGTTTCCTTCCATTCCTCAAAGAGTTCAAGATTGACGGATGAAAGGCAACATACTGCCGTCCTATCTTCATTTGTGGGCAGATGAATTTCATTGCATAGATTGCTTCCTTTGATGTCAAGTCCCTTCTCCTTTAATGCTTGTGGTAATTTTCTATTAGCTTCGTCAATGAAGTTGAGATACGGCTCGCCAGTTCTAAAGCGTACTTCGATAAGTCTTTCCCATAAATCCCTAGCCTTGACTGTGTCACGGATAGTATCATCATTAGGGTCAAGTAAGTTCCAGTCACTACCACTAAGAACAGCATCCATAAAATCATCAGTAATATTAACAGCGTTGTTAATGTTAAAGCACTTACGGTTTGAATCACCCCCTGTCGGCATTCTGATATTAATAAATTCCATAATGTCTGGATGACTGACGTTTGTGTATGCTGCATAAGAACCCTTCCTTGTTTTACCTTGTTTATAAGCGGTCATTGCCGCGTCTGCTACTTTAATGAATGGTATAGGACCAGGAGCCTTATCACTCACAGGTCTTACATCACCCCAATGTCCACCCACACCGCCACCTTTAACGGATAGCCAAGCAAGTTCAGACTGATGACTAATGAGACCGTCAAGAGAATCAGGGACGTAAGAAAGAAAGCAACTAATCGGTAGACCAGTAGCACTCTCCCCAGGAGCAGGAGCATTAGATAAAATAGGACTGCTGAACATAAACCAACCATTAGATACTGCATCATATAACCTCTGTGCTAATTCCATATCACCATCACTATAAGCAACACACGCTCTTGCATAGGCTTCTTGCGGTGACTTCTCTTTACCTCTCAGATAATAACCCGTCACCAGCTCATTGGCTTGGTCAGACATTCTCTTGTCTCTGGTTCTATCTATTGTTATTCCTAAGTATTCAGTCTTCATAAGTCTTCACCGTCATCTCAATCATTTTTTCACCTTCCTCTTCATAGGTAGTATACGCTATATCCCCGTTACTATGCATAACAATTGCATCAACCATACCTTCTTTGTATGCCCTCTTGTCTACGTACCATACAGCTAATGCACCTACTAGAAGCCATACAATATTTACTATTAAGATATCGTCCATCAATCTTCCTTGGTTAGTTCTAGCATTAGTTTATTTAAGTACCACTGTGCTTTCTTTAAATCTTCTAGTCCGTTCTTAAACTTATATCGACTAACATATTTGATTACGTTACCTTCTACGTACGTTAGCTTCTGGTCAAGAATAAAATCTATAACCTCGATGTTGCCTTGCTTGTAGTGGTTAGGGTTGATTGCGTCATTCATATTCTTTCTCCTAGTATTATTGGGAAGCCCTCAGTATTAAGCATACTTCCTGTTATTTTCATTTTCTTGAGTGGTGTCATTGTGTTTCTCCAAGTAAGCCATAACTTTTCTAACACTCTCGATGTCATCACCTAATAGACCCAGTCCTCTATTACAGTTACTACATAATATTCCCCGTATAGCACCTGTCGTATGACAATGGTCAACCGCTAGGTGATGTATGCCTCCGTTGTTATTCTCTTTAGTACATCCACACACAGCACACTTATGTTCCTGTTGTTCACACAGCGTGTTATATTCTTTTAATGATATTCCATACCTACTCTTAAGCATCCTGTCACGTAAGCTTTTCTTATGTCTCTCTGGATTAGCCTTAGTCCAGCTAAGTCTTGCTTTGTTATCACAGCTCTTACACTTATAACTAAGACCCTCTTTCTTTGCTGCGCATTTATAAAAATCTACTGTCTCTTTTTCTACCTCACACACAACACACGTTTTTAATAAATGTGGCATCACGATTCTCCGTTGTTAATGTTTTGTATCACTATCCATAGCTATATAAGCATCATCAGCATCATACAACTCAGTACCTGCATCATACAATAAGCTAGGTGCTTTCTCTAACACAACACCGATACCCATAGCTAACGGATAAAGTACTCTGTTAGCTGTGCTTCCTGCTGTTGTGTTATCTACCATAGACATCTCCATAATGCCTGTCTTGACATCTAAAGATAACTTAAGTAGTATGTCCTCAGACACCTATAGCTCGCCAGTCCTTGCCTTGTTTAACCATCTTAACAAACCATTTGAATGAGTAGATAGATAGTTTAATTGTACCAAAGGTTAGGACGTGTGTTTGCTTAGGTGCTAGGTCTAACACAGAACTAAGGGTTACCTTGTCCTTCTCTTCACCCTCAAGTAAAGATTGTAACCACTCAACCATATCTTCTTTAGCTTGTCTTCTTATTGCTTTAGCTTTTCTTCCGTTCATTTGTAGTACTCCTTAGTTACTTCTTCAATGTCTGAGCGAGGTCTCTTCTCTACGTGTGTAAAGAATAAGTCACCAGTAGAATATCTAAATACCCTAGCGTCAGGGTTACACGCTACCTTATGACTACACCATTTACAAGAGTTGTTAATACCTCTGTTGCCTGCTTTACCAATGTCAATGATAGGGTGACATCTTTCAGGTGGTGGTGTTGATTGCTTAAGCTCTTCTCTTACCTGAGTGATACGTGTTTCAATGTTAGGTAACTCTAAGTCATCAGGTCTAAACAAACATAACTCACCTGTTGCTTTGTTAGCTACTAAGAAACCACCGCCTTCTTTCTTAAGCCCGTGTTCATAGCCCGCAAGCTGTGCTAGATAACCGAAGGGGTCATTCTCTGCAAGCTTACCGTCCTTAAACTTCTTGAATGAGTAGTCACTTGCTGTCTTGATATCAATAACAACACCATCAATGACCGAGTCTATGTGTCCTTTAAGACCACATACATCTACCTCTGCTTGTTGCATCTCTACCTTATGACCTGCTAAGTCAATGAAGAACAATAAGAACTCTTCAACAACGTGACCATATAAGAACCTAAACATAACGTCAGGTCCCATCTCTTCTTGAGTAGCGTCTGCGTTAACGTCATACCATAGCTGTCTGTTAGGTCTGCCTACATTAGACATACGTAACCCACTGCTCTGACCTCGTGGTGTTGCCCACTGATGTAGTACTTCTTCTAGTCCTGACATCAGCTTAGCTACCTTAGCCTTAGGCATCTTAAGTTCTTTCCCTTTACTTATGTTAGAGAACAAAGTCTCTACATCGTGTACTAAAGTATCTACTGTTTTCTTATTTGCCATCAGTGTGTCCCTGCCCAAGTTAATGCTACTTTATATTCCCCATCAAGAGGACATCTCATTTCAAACGCTTGACCTGCCTCACGTATAGCTTCAACAGCAAGAACACCAAATGCATCAGCGTGTTCCTTAAGTACCTCTGTTTGGTACTCATCGTGGATATTACCCACAAATTTATAATCAAGTCCCGCTATTGTAGCACAGTCATCTAAGATTGTCAACGCTTTCTTCATCACGATTGCTCCCGCCCCTTGCAAGAGAGAGTTAAGTGCTGCGTGTTCAGACCTAATCCAGATTTTTCTGCCGTCAAGTCCTTTGACATACCCTCTTTTAGCAGCCTTTCCAACTCGTTCTCGTAAATCTCTAAGTGGTGGCGTATTATTAAGGAACTTTGTCTTAAGTCGTTTACCATCCTTTGCCCCTCCGTTAATGATACTCCCGACCTTTGCATCCCCTGCACCATACAAGAATGCGTAGATGAAAGTCTTTGCCTGATTTCTTGATTGAAGTCCTGCAGCCACTTGATTTGCTGTGTGTATATCTCCGTGTAATATTTCATTTGTGTACCCCTCATCATTCATATAGTGTGCAAGCATTCTTAACTCAAGACCACTCGCGTCACAACCTACAATAACATAACCTTCCTCTGCTTTGAAGATGTTTCTAAAGTCTGCACCGTAGCCACCCTCTATGCCCCATATAAGCTCACCCTTATCATCGTGTTTAGATGCGGGTATCTGTGCCATATTAGGGTCAGAGTGTGTCATACGTCCAGTGACTGCACCATTAGTATTAACGTAACCGTGTATGCGTGTGTCATCTCCCACCTTACCTAAGATATTTCTAAGCATAGCTTCTCTCTTAGAGATTAAGAAGTACTCAGCTATCATCACACACTCAGGTATGTTAGTGATACCCTTAAGCACTGACTCATCTACCATCGCGTTACCCTTATCAGTAAACTTAGTAGGTGTCCAACCAAAGTGTTCAAGGTACCTAACTATCTGTTGTCTAGACGCTAGGTTAAACTCAGGGTACTCGATACATCCCCACTCCCTCTTGTCGTTGAAGTGTGCACCTCTTGCCATCTGTTTAGCATATGCCATAGATGGTTGACCGTTAGCCTTCATTGGATGTTTCAGTACGTTAAGTTTAATAAAGGTAGGTAAAGGTTTAAATGTTTCTAATACCTTATCAACCAACCCTTGCTTACGTTCACACAACTCAGCGTGTAGTACGTTAGCTTCACGTTCATCAATCAACCAACCGTTAATCTGCTGTTGATTAATGATGGTGGTTACCTTATGTTCTAACTCAACACACACATCACTGAACCCTTCAAGGTCTTTGAGTACCGTCTTATAGACAGCTTCAGTAACCTTAACGTCTTGCTTACAGTACTCTATCATCTCAGGTGTTAGCCTAGACCAATCACTGTACTCATCCTTAGGAAACTGTAGGTATTCACCCCACTTCTTAAGGCTGTGACCACCTAACTTAGATGGTTCAGATAACCTAGACAGTACTAACGTATCAGTAATCTTAACGTTACTAAAGTCTATATCCCATA